TGCAGACAAGGGTAAAGGCTGTGTGCTGGTCAGTGATTACAATCGTTGCGACACCATCAATCGTTTCCGCGCCAGAGCCGTCAATCGTTACCGAATTAGCAGTGCTATCAATCTTTTTAATCGTAACCCTGAAACCTGCGCCCGCTGTGGCTGCGGCAGGAAGTGATGCCGTGGACACCGCAGCGGATGCGTCGATGGTCACGAGCTTGTTCCTATCGCTGGTCGTGACTGCATACGTTCCAACCTGCGCGTTAACGAGGTCTTTGGTCGCCGTTACTAAAAGCGTGTCGATTGAATCAAGGTCTGTGTTGAGATAACCCCCCCACAGATCCTGATCGGTAGGGTCATTAACACCCGGCTTGATAAGCAGATAATTTGTGGTTAATGTGCTCACGTTTTTTCCCTTACAGGATAATTACATAATTATAAGTGCTAGTGTCAGACGCCACGCCGCCGATTGTAAAGCCTGTTCCGGGCGTGATCGTCTTAACGTTCGGGCTGGTGGGGGAAACCGTGCCGCCCACCGTTTTGATTGTCGTTATAATAATGGAATTGGCTGTAACAAGGCTATTCGCCACAGTCACAGATGATGCGCCATTGCAGATCCAAGTACCTTGACGGCCTTTTAGAAGTCTGTTCATTCCGCCTAGTGTTTCGTTAGCCATTTTGTTTTTTCCTTATAGTGAGTGAATTGAAAGGGTTCCGGTCGCGTTTGATTTGTCCGTCATAATTGATAGTTGTCGATATTCATCATTCGAGGCGTTTCTGAAATACGTTTCCATCTTCTCATCCTGCCGGAACTCTGAAATTAGATTTGCGAGCGTCCACAAAAGAATAAGACGGTTTGCATTGTCTATAAAATCGTTGGTGTCTGCGTCGTTCACCAGATCAGCGTAGCTTTTCAGGTAAGCGCATTTAATTGTATATGCCCTGTCAGGCAATGGGAAGCTTTGATACGTTTGGCCGACACGCGCGTAAACCTTTGGTAGGCCGTATCCGTTCGCTGTCCAGATGCTATTGTAGTGGCTAGCACCGATTTTACTCATGGGGTAGCGCGAATCACTATATTCAATCTGAAACGCGCCATCTTCATACGCTGGAACAAGAAAATCAGTTGCAAGAGGTATAGTGCCATCCTGCGCCGTCATTGTAAGGGTAGACGCCCCTTCATTGAACCAGAAGCGCCGTAGCTTCCAGTAGGAAATACTATCGTTGATAGCATTAGCCACGTCCGACGCAGAAACAGCGGTATTGTTAGCGTCTAGGAGCCGCTTAGAAACTGCCGTTTGTGTAGTGCCGAACGTGGCCATATTAGCTATTAACTCTGATTGTTAGAGTTGTTTACGCCAATGCCGTCATATGCAACAACGAGGTTGCATGTGATGTTAGCTGTAGCATCCGCCGCTGATGTGAGTAGTTGGGCTGTAAGCCAGCCATTACCCGCTGCAACAAACGACAGGCCATCAATTTCGTCAACCGTGACAAAACCGCCAGCCGCTGGTGCTGTGTTTGCAGAAGCCCAAGCATCAACATCGTTGGTATAAGTTACGTTATCTTCATAAACATAACCGATATTGATTGTCGTGCCAACCGCACCAAAGTTACCGCAGTGAACCGACTTATCGCCGATTACAAAACGTGCGCCTTTGACGAATGGTACGAGGCCGACGATGGCATCCGCTGCCGTACCACTTGGTACAGAAACGGCGGCCACTACTACGCGGGCTGCGCCAGTGTTTCCGACTTTGACCTTCAAAAAGTCCTTATAGTTTCCTGCGTATTGTACAGGTAGTACTGATGGGGTAGTCATGGTTCTATCTCCTAGCTATGAGCTGCTGCGTAAGTTGAAATAACAAACACGCCAATGTCTTGCGAGTTCGATGCCACAGTCTTTTTAAGACCATAAAGCATACGACCTTCAAGACCCTTGAAGTATTCATAGTCTTTCAGTTGGGTTGCGTAGTGCAGGGCTGATTTTTCGTCAGGGCGACCAAACGGCGAACCGTATGTCAGAGCATCCTTACCGACCAGAACGGCGCGGCGTACGGTTGTAATAACCGCAGATGTGTCTGAGCGAAGGCCGTAGGCTACACGTGGTGCAGAGTAGATATTAACACCAGCGTACTGNCCCAAAGATGGCATTGTGTCAAACATTCCGTTTTCCAGAGTGTTTTTCTTGCCGCCCGTAAGTTTAGCCAGTTCGATGTTGAACCACTGTATTTTACCTGTCGTGTCTTGTTTCAGGTCAACCAGTTGTTCAGGCGAGACATAAAGATCAAAAGTATCATCCGCAAAGCGTTTGATCGGTTGATCAGAAGAATCGTTACGCTCAAGAGCATAATCAATCAGATCCAGCGTCATCGTGTTAGAAGCTGTGATCGCTTGATCGGTTGTGCCTGCGCCTGCACGGATAATACGATCAGAAGACGGAGCGACTGGNGTATTATGACCTTGTACAAACAAGCGATTGCTGCCTGACCAAGTTGTGCCGTTCAGTGTGTAGGAAGTTGGGTTTGCGCCCGCCAGTTGGTAGAACGTGGCAGCATCAAGCAGTTCCATGTGACGCTGAGGAATAACCTTGCGGGTTTTCTCAGGGAAGTCAACCAGAGTGCGTTGTTGCTCAATTGTGTCGTCATTAGGGTTGAGAACACCAATACGCGTAATATTGATCGACATTGTAAAGCTGCCCAGATCGAGAGCTTCCTCGTTGCCGTCAAGTGTTCCGCCTTCGCCAACCGGGATTCCGGTCAGTTTGTTGGTGTAGTCATAAGTGATTTGATCGCCGCGGGCTTTTTGACCCTCGAATTCCTTCGCATAGTGCACAGCACCGCGTGAGAACATGTGACCGAAAGCAACGCGCTGACCGGGATTGCACCAGTCGGCAGTTGCCCATAGCTTGCGCGTGATTGCGTTTGCTGTAAGCATTGTGGTTGATGACATGGAAAATTCCTTTGTCGTTTGGAGTTGTTGAAAAATTAATTTTCAACCGCTGACAAGGATAGTTATAAGGGTCTTGAGTCCCCTGCCCGTACGTGGGCGAAGCGCTTTGCGGATAGGCACAATCTGTGTGCAACAAATGTTTTTTAAGCTTCAATCAGCCTGCTATTTTAGGGCTAGCGAAGCCCTTCCGTATTAATCTATAGCATAAAGCCGCGTTATGCAAGTGGCTTATGAAGCATAAAAACGCATAATATTAAATTTCCAAAATAATATAATGCAGATTTAGGAAAATCGGGCAGTGTCTCAGCTTGAATAAAATAAATTTTACCATGCTTGGACGCGGATGATAAAATTTTAGACTTAAGGGGGTAATTGGTTTTTACTTTCTGAAAAGAATGAAGCCTCGTTAGAGGCTTCTAGTGACGATGTGCACGCATCGTCTAATATCAACGAGCCCCCACTGGGTCACCAACGCGAAGGAGGCGATTATGGCTCGTTATAGACCTTTGGTTATGATAAACTAACCTAGGAGAGGGGCGGCTATATGCCGCATCCTCTTNTTTTATACGATACTTCAACATACTTTTGCAAGGGATAATTTTACGGAATCATTCTGTAAAGTATGCCGCTGATAAATATTGGGAAGATAAAAGTTAATTGATTCGCTTTTATCTTGATATTCTCTATAATTAAATTATGACGAATGTTATGCCTCCATATCAAACTCTACACGTTGCCAACTCTGTGCTTGGGCGTGCTTTTAAGGAAGGTCGCAACGATATAACACCATTAAAACTTCAAAAGATGGTCTATTTTTTGAATGGGTGGCACTTAGCAATTGAAGATATACCAGCAATAGATGCGCCTTTTGAAGCATGGCAATACGGCCCTGCTGTCTCCATAATATATCAAGAATTTAAAGACTTTGGGCGTAATGGTATAAATAGATACGCAAAGGAATTTGACCTTCAGTCTGGAGAATTTAAATCTTATATAGTCGGCATAGACCAAATCAAATTTTATGAAATACTAGATGCTGTTTGGGAACAATATGTAGGCTATAGTCCCTTAACCCTCTCAGCTATGACGCACCAAGATGCGTCCCCATGGTCTACTGCTTATGCCTCTGGTGGAGGAAAAATCTCTAGCAAGGAGATAAAAAATTATTTTGTATCAACTGTAATATCTAGGGAGAAAGTTAAGCTCCGAGCCTTTTCTTTTCTTCCGGCGAAAGTAGTGCAAATTCCCAGACTGGCATTTTAGAGGCGGCCTCCCTTGTCAGTTCCGGTATTGCGCCACGCCCGGCTGCGCCTGCTGTTCCGGCATTGCGTTTGCGGTTCGCTGAAACTTTGTTCAGGTCAGGGCGTAGACGTTGATCGTCAGCCGCAGCTTCAACCTTTGCAACATAGCCATAATGCTCTTTGGCCGAATGATAGATTTCCTCAACGGGGTTCAGTCCGTCTTGATGATACTGGATCGACCGTGTAAGTACCTTTTCCCTAACCTTTGCGCTCAGTTCCTCTTGCGAAAGGAATGGATTGTCGATACGCACGCCCTCGATGAATTTGTTCTTCATAAATTCCGAAACTTCATCGTAATCGTCAACAGTGGTCTTAAATTCGGCTTCCAAAGAGCTGAATTTCTGCACAGCGGAATCCCATACATTCTGCTCGTTTGCCTTCTTTTGTGCATTATCGTGCCATGACCTAAGCTCGGCCAGCTCTCTTTGTACCTCTTTATTATTCCAGACCAACCAGTTGCCAAAGTCTTTTTGCTGATCCGGCTCGGTGGTCGCTACTTGTTCCGTGCGCTGGAATTGTTGGTTATACGCCTGCGCCTGTGCCTGTGTGTATGCCTGAGCCTGTGCCTGAGCCTCGGCAGCCTGACGCTTCAAGGCTGCGTTCTCTCTGCGCATACGGGCAAAGGCGTTGTCTGGTATTTCTTCTTTTGGATTTTCGTCAACCACGGCTTCGTCAACAACGGCAGCTTCTTCGGCTTCTTCGTCGGTGGCTTCTGGTTCGTCTGGCTCTGCGACAGTGTCTACTACAGGTTCTACCTCTGCATCCGGTTCTGG